CGCGTCAAAGCCTTCCCCGCAGGAAGCACCGAGCTATTGGCCGTCCCTGGATCTGCCAACATGAGCCAGAAGCAGATGGCGCAAGAGGCGCTCTTGCTCATCAAGAGTGGCGTTGCCGCCTACACTAAGACAACCCTGGACCCGAACGTCGCCCTGGAGCCCGGCGCCGAAGCTAACCAGGACGATCAGCTGACCGAGCCAGGCGCCGGCTACGACGACGGCGAGAACATGCGCATCCCCGGAGGCGCTCGCGACAAGTTCCTGGACGACAAGGCCCAGCTGGAGAAAGCCTTTAAGGACTACGGTTACATGACCCTAGGCCATGGCATCGACACGCATGGCGACCCCAGGGATAAGACCGGCGCCTGGAAGAAGAACGTGCGCATGTTTATCATCGACGAGGAAGGCATGGTAAAGGTCAGCGACACCCTCGATAAGGAGGAAAAGCGCTACATCCAGCGGATGCAGAAGGAGTGGGTAGGCATGGCCGTCACGCTCAAGGACATGCTGAAGGTCAACCCTAACGCCGGCATCCTCATTCACCGGCAGCTGTTCGCCGGGCTGCGCCCGGAAACCGTCCAGGGTCGCGTCGAGATCCGTGACGGGGTCGCCTACGTCAGCGTCATCAAGAACAATCACCAGGCTGAAAACACGCCTCAAGCCCGGCGCGACCGGCTTGATCACATCAGAGGATCCGTCCGGGACGCGCTGTTCATGGATGGGATCAATGAAGTCCGGGTCATCGACATGTCGATGCCGGCCGACGCAGATCCGACCAGGGACGCGGACTCCGCGCGCGAGCCTGGCATCCCCTACGACGACGGCGAGAACACCCGTATCCCAGGCAGCGAGCGCGACGAGCGCCTCAAGAAACTTGATGCTATGGCCCTCAAGATGGAGCGCCTTGGCTACATGCACATCGGCCATGGATACAATGCCGACTACGCCAACCCCACCGCCTGGAAAAAGAACGCCAAGCTGTGGTCGTTTACGTCGGATAACCGGATCGTTTTCAGCAAGACCCTCGACAAGCTTGAGAAGGCAGCGATCAAAAAATACAAGATTGAGCTCAAGCAAGCAGAGGAGAAGCTGGCTGCCGGCGGCGAAAGGGCTTACTACGAGTATCGCATTAGGTGGCTCAAGGGACGCATAGACAGGATGAACGGCGACATGAAAAGCCATTCGTCCCACATTACGCACGGCATTGGCGGCGGTTTCAATGAAACCGAATACAACGGGCGCAACCCCCAGGGCCGCGTCGAGGTAACCGAGGACGGCGTCCTGGTCAGCATCACCCGTTTCCGTGGAAACATGGAGTCCGTAGCCGACGAGAGGATGATCATGCAGGAGCTGCGCGACGCGGTTGCGGATGATCTTAACGTCTCTCCGGACACGGTTCGTGTCGTGGACATGGACGGCGGCACGGACGAGACTGACACCATGCGGACGACGGAGGACGACAGCGCCAGGGAACCTGGCTCCGAATACGGTTCTGAATACGAGGCTGGCCTCGTGGACAACTACAAGTCCATGGCCGAAGCCGGTATGGATGATCGCCTGGCCACCCTGGGCGACCGGCAGCTGGCCGATCTGGCAGTCCGCGCAGCCGAGGCCTCTGCCCAGCTGCGCCAGGAAGCCGGCGAGAACCCGACCGACGCCCAGCTCGACGCGATCAACACGGCAGAGATGGAAGCGTTCGACGAATGGATGGCCGAGAATGAGGCCAACGACACCGGCGATCTGAACGAACCGGGCATGGCCTACGACGACGGCGAGAACCAGGCTATCCCTGGCGGCAACCGCCAGGCCTGGATCAAACAACAGGCTGAGCTGCGCGCTAAGAACGAGCTGCCCGGCGCCAAGCGGATCCAATGGTGGACCGACGTCGGTCATAAGGTAGGCAAGAAGAACCGGGAAAAGACCTGGCTCTGGGCCTATGACAAGCAGGGCAAGCTCCAGGTTATCAACGCCCAGGAGCTCAAGGATAAGCTTGGCGAAGATCACATGGGACGCGAGACGCACCTGGATTGGGAGGAAGGCCTTGGCATACCTGGCCTCCTGGCCGGCGCAGCCCATGGCCGGATCGACGCGACCGAAGGGGTTATCCGCGTTTCCCTGGCCGGCCGGATCAGCGACCCGACGTTCCGCGAACAGGTCAAACAAGAGCTGGCCGAATACATCGGCGCAGACGTCGATAAGGTCAAGGGCTACGACTTCACCGGCGACGGCATGCCGGAGCTGTTCAACCGGACCGAGGCTGACCAGGACGGCGACATGGATCAGATCGTAAGCGATCTTGAGGGCATGGACGTGGACGAGGCCAAGGCTTACTTCCATAAGAACCCGGACAAGGCGCTGATCGTGGCCTTGAACGGTCTGCCGCCTCACCTTGAGAAGATCCTCAAGGCGATGCGAGATGTTGGTTATAACGAAACCAAGGCATACCTGGAAGCGCACCCGATCGGCCGGCTGCTGTTGGCAAACGGGCGTATCGTCTTGGTTCGTGACGCGTCTGAGATCCCAGGGCTCAGCCCGCTTGAGGCTGCTAGCGGCGGTTTCAACGCCCTGGTTCTTGGCAACGATCGCGAAGCTACTTATTTCGTAGGCGGCGCGATCTCTAAGGCTGAGATCGACGCGCTCATCAAGCACGAGGTCGGAGTCCACATGGGTATCGGCAAGGACACCGACCTGGTGAATGACCTGTATGATGAGCTTTGGCGCTTGGTGGAAAGCGGAGAAGGTGGGGACATGGATAGGATCATGGCACAGGACGCCATCAGCGATGCGTTCTCTGTTGTCGCCGGACACTACGGATTGAGGGGGAAGAAAACCGAACCAAAGCAGCAAGGTGACCGGATCTTGGATGCCATGCACAGCGGTCTTGGTTCTCCCAGGACGCGATTTACTGAAGAACGAATTGTCCAGATCCTTAAGGATGAAGGCCTAAGCCAGGAACAGATCGATAATTTCCTGCGCGTGTTCCATGAGGAAACCCTGGGTTACCTCATGAACATAATGGCTCGTCGAGACGCGCGCGTCAACGCGCCGAAGGATGGTCTGTTTGCAATCATCGTGCGATGGATCAAGTCCACCATGATCCGCATGGCATACGCACGCAGCCAGGGCGGCGAGCGCCCCCTGGCCGGAAAGGTCATGCGTGGTATTGGATACGCCAGCTTGATGGCAGACAGCTATGGCATGAAGCAGCTATCCCAGCTACTTGAGATCCGACCCGCAGACATTCGTGCGATCGCGCAGGGCTACGCCAAGGCATACGCTGCCGGCAAGGAGATCGGCATGCCGGAAACCAGGACGGATACGGTAGAAGGCGACATACAGCATGAAGCCAGGGACGCCCAGGAGGCGCGCGTGGCCGGCACGACCGGTGATGCGGTCACCGACGCGGCCACGGCTGCGCTGTTTAATCGGACTAGGAATGAGCTAAACCGAAACCGAGGAGGTAAGGAAGAACGCAAGATCTCCTTCAAGCCAGGCGGCGCTACGGAGGCCGACATACAGGCAGACGTTGCAACCCAGAACGCAAAGAACCAGGCAGCCGGATCTACCAATGTCATAACGCCGGCAGATTATGCCGGGTTTGATAAGCCACAGACCGGCGACATTGAGCCCACATCGGCCGGCGCGATGGTTGGTCCTCTGGGGGCTGGTCAGCTGCAGCCAGGCGAACGCGACGCGTTTGCCCCTGTTGAAGGAGTAAGCATGCCAAGCGTGAGCGTTGACTTGCCGTTAATTGACAAGGCCTCAAAAACAATGACGACGGAAAAAATCAGAGACGCCGTCGTTGTTCTGCGCGAAGGCATCCATGCGCCAATCCGGATCGGTGGCACATATGAAGGCGGCGCCGGCCATGGCCTAGTCCATATCATAGCCAAACATGAAAAAGAGCTGAGAAGCACAGGTTTGTTTAATGGAATGGACAATAAGCAAATGGTAGAGGCCGCGGTCAATATGGTCCTCTCGTCTGGCAGCATAGAAACCAAAGCAAGAACTACCGGAACCAAAGGGAAGGGTGAAAAAGAAACCGAGATCCTCTTGATCCACGATAAGAACACCGGACTGATCCTTGCACTACGGGTGCATAATAATGACTCCAGCTACCCAGGTTACGATCCAACCAACACCAATAAGCATTTCCTTAGCGTAAGTAGCATATACCCAGCCGACCCGGCCAGGCCTCCATTTTCTAAGATTAAAGATGATGAGAGCCCGCTGCCGGCCGGAGGTATGCCGGTCACCGCCATGGCTAATCAGCCTAGCGCACCGGCCTCACGACCTGTTGTTGAAGAAAAAACCGGCGAACAGGCCCAGGCTGAGGAGAAGGCCCAGCTGGAAAAGCTCCGGGATGCCCAGGGCAACGGCCCTGCCGGCCCGGCGCTGTTCAACGCGATCCCGCCCACGCCTCCCCCGCCCACGCCGACCACTCCCACTAGCCCGGCTCCGGCTCCGCTAAACCCGCCGGCAACGAACGACGACATGTCCCGCCGGGTGGGCGACGTCCTGCGCGGCCGTTACTTTGACGGGATCAGCACCAAAGCGCACCAGAACGCGGAGCGCACCGGCAGCGCAGCCGTCCGGGCTGTCGCGGACATTATCCACACCCGTCCCGGCACGGAGAACCCGTCGTCTGAGCGCGATCTGCCAAAGGCTATCATGAGCGCGCGGATCAAGTATCAGAACAAGTTTAACGAGATCATGCGCCCGCTGCGCGATCAGCTTGGTCGCATGACCAGCGAGCAGCGCGAACAGTTCTACCGCGAGCTCGTCGATCAGATCACCGGCCGGACCAACATCCAGCCTGGCGTAGCCGGCCATGCCGCGACGCAGCTGATTGATCTGCTCAAGGAGCTGCACGACTACCGGACCGCAGCCGGCGAGGACCTGGGCCAGGTCCAGCAATACTTCCCGGCGGTCTATAACTCCGAGCTGATCACGGCTAACCGGACCGCGTTCATCGCGGACGCGACCAGGGCCTACGAGCTGGAGCTCTCCCAGGATCCGAACCTTACCCCCCAGGAGATCCAGGCTAAGGCAGCAGCCGCCGCGGCTGCCCTGTATCGGACCCACACCAGGGGCATGGGCGACGCCGAATGGGCTAGCATCTTCAACAGCGGGCAGAACAGCTCTACGGAGAACAGCTCCAAGGAGCGCGTGTTCGGACGCCAGGCGCAGGGGATCATGTCCAAGTGGCAGACCCCGGATCCGTTCTATGTGATCAGCCGCTACATCGGCAGCGCGGTCAAGCGCGCCGAGCTGGTCCGGCGTTTCGGCCCGGAAGGCCAGAATTGGGAGGCCATGTCCAACGCTATGGAAGCCGACGGCGTCCCGATCGAGACGATCAACGAGATGGGCCAGCTGGTCAAGCTGGCCGCCGGCCTGGGGTCCACTCCCTTGGATAACTCCGAGCGCATGTTCATGGATACGGTCAACCTATACACCGCAGCCGCGGCCATGGGTAAGAGCGCTATGAATAACCTCTATGAGCCGGCAGCCATGGGTATCCGCGGATCTACCGTCGGCAACCCGTTCCGAACGGTCAACGCATACGCCGAAACCTGGTCGCGGTTTATCCGCAACCTGGTGCAGATGCTGCCGGTCCTAGGCCAGCACGTCGGCCCGACGTTCTGGCAGGAATACGGCGAGCATATCGGATCTATCCATAACTCCCTGGACGACGCCTGGATGAGCATGCACGCCATGGAACACGGCATGGAAGAAACCAGCCCGGCCATGCGCTGGATCACCAACCGCGTCTACCAGGCCAACCTCATGGAAGCCACGGAGAACGCCAAGCTCCAGGCCTCTCACGCCCTGGGCCATGCCTACATCCTGGATCACGCCAGCATGCTGGACGGCAGCCATTGGATCGCCCGGCTGCTTAAGTTCGACACGCGCAGCACGGCCGAGGAAGCCATGCTTGAGCTTGGTATCCCCAAGTCCAAGCAGGATGCCTTCGCCGCCTGGTGCGCTACGGTCAAGCAGACCAAGGACCGGGGCGCGCGCATGGCCATGATGACCGACGGGTCCGAGATGGCCCGCCTTTACGAGGAAGCGCAGATCCGCTTCAGCCATCAGTCCGCGGTCCGGGCTAACCGGGCTCACAAGCCGGTGTTCCAGGACGCCGTCCTGGGGCGCCTGGCCCTGCAGCTTATGAGCTTCAGCTACTCTTACTACTCCGAGGTCACCGATCGCATGTATCGCATGGCGTCGCGCGCGGTCACGACCAAGGACATGCCGGCGATCCAGCGCATCAGCATGATGCTCCCCCTCATGCTGTCTCCTCTGACCGTCGTGGCCATGGGCGCCTTGTTTGAAAGCAAGGACTACCTGTTCCCGACGGAGTCGTCCGAGAAGCGCAAGAAAGACCATTGGATCTACAAGCTGTTCAACGCCGCCTCGTTCGCGGGCATGTTCGGACCTAAGCTCGAAATGGCTACCAAGTATATCGCGCGCGATCAGCCGCCTGGCGGTGTCGCCGGGCAAACCCTGGTCGGAGCCGGCCGTGTCGGGAAGAAGGCGATCGAGCTCAGCATGGACGACAACAAGACCCCGGCTCAGAAAGAGGCTGCCTTGAAACAGGCTGCCGCCAGGGCGGCCATCGCGCCGATCAAGGGCGCCGCCGTGATCGCAGGATCCGCGCTGCACCCGGCCGCCGGCGCAGCTGCCGTCGCCCTAACCAACGACACCGGCTGGTCTAACGAGCTGCAGAACATTGAAACCCCCAAAAAGGGGACGGATCCCAAGCCGGAAGGGTTGCCTAAATACCGGAAATAATAAGATCTAAACCATGACCTACCTCATTACGTTTACGCTGGGCCTGGCTGCCGGATTTATCGGAGGCCTGTTGGTGTTCCGAAAGAACCGCGAGAAGATCGACCAGGCTGAAGCCAAGGCGCGATCCATCGCAGAACAGTTCAAGAATTGAGATCAACTCTTGTCATATGCTTGGCCCTCGTAGGGTGCAGCTCGCAACCGGCCCCGGTCATAGAACCGTCAACGCCGGCCGCGCAGCTTGGCACCCTGGAAGCCAAGCAGGACAAGATCGACGGCCGCGTAGCCGGTGCCCTGGTGGCGATCGAGACAAACGCCGACAAGCCACCGGTCGTAAGAGCTGAAGCCAGGCTAGCTCAATCATACTTACCGCCGGCGAGCGAGGGCGACAAGGCCTTCGCCTTGGCCAGGGCTGCAGCTAACGACGAGAAGGCATACCAAACACAGACGGAGTTCGCGCGCAAGTTCTTGGATCAGCTCAACAAAGATTGGAAGAAAGCCGACGACATGGCCAAGACCAATGCCGTCGAGATCAAGCGCCTGGCTGACGAGAACAAGCAGTTGCGCGCCGACCTGGTGCGCGTCGAGAAGGAGGGTGATCACCGGATCTGGACCCTCACCGGCGCTGCGCTCGTCGTCCTGGGCGGTGTCGCCATGGCCTTCGCCGGCATCAAAAAGGGCGCGCCCCTACTAGTGGCCGGGCTGTTCGCCGGCAGCGTCCCCTACATAACCGAGAGCGAATGGTTCGCCTGGATCGCTGCATCTACCGGCTTGGTCTTGGCCGGGCTGCTGATCTGGGTGGCCTACGACAAAGCACGAGACACCGTCAATGAGCCCAATCCCCCCGCCTAGTCCGGAAGATGTGAACCAGGTCCTGGCTGACGGCGCTAAGGCGTCGGCCCTGGGCGCCGGCGCCATGACCGCGAGGCTTTTGCTCAGCACGGAGAAGCAGAGCCTGGGCTACGTCGCGCGCCGGATCATGGTCGCTTGCATCGTCGGGTTCTTCGCGTCGATGGTAGTCCGCGAATACATACACAGTATCTCATTACAGTTCGCAGCCGTGGGCGCGCTCTCTTACGCAGCGCCGGAGGTCTGTGACTACGTTCTCCAATATATCCGTGCCAAAGGCCAAGCCCAAGTCAGCTCCGCAAAGCGCAAGCGTTGAGGGCAATCTGCTGATCGCGATCGGCGTGACGTCGATCGTGTCGATCCTTTGCGCCGCGGCTACCGCCTATCTGATCCAGGTTACGCTAGATGCGTTCTCGTCGAGCACGGCCATGGTAGGGTTGATCACGGACGCCGGCCTGGTGTTCGACGACAAGAACACCGAGCGCCAGCTGAGCAGCGCAACCCTGGCGCTTAAGACTACCAGGGATATAGCCCTGGCCATGGCCGTCGGATCGGCGTTCGTCGCGATCGGGCTGCTACTCCGGGCTGTAAAAGCTGGCAGTAAGGTGTAACAGGTTCCTCCAAAACGGAGTTGCTAGAGCCAAGTCACCGGGCACGGTGTCCCTACCAACCAATGTATCAGCTCGACGTTAAAGCCGTTATTCGCCGCTTCGGTGGACGAATGGAGCTTTGGCGCCGGCTCACCGCCATGAAGCACAGCATATCAGTTAAGACGATCGAGAAGTGGACCGAGCGCAGCTCGATCCCCTCGTCTCAGCTGCTGGTCCTCATGGCCCTGGCTAAGGAGGAGGGCAAGCCCCTCGTCATAGCTGACTACGTCATTTCCCACAAAACCGACAATGAACACCGACCCTCGTAACCGCACGACGGCTGAGCTGAAGCTCACCTTCGACAACATGTTGCAGACGCTGGACTCCCTCAAGGAGAACATCGCCCTGCACGAACAGATCCTAACGGAACGCTACGGCGCCGCCATGAAGCTCGCCCTGGAGGCCGCCGGCAAGACGTCCGGGGAGCTGACCCAGGAGATCGACGGCGTGAAGCTGGAGTTCTCCCTCAAGCCCAAGGTCAAGTGGGACAACCTCAAGCTGCGCGACGTCGCCGGCAGCATGGACCCGGACATGGTCTACTCCGTTTTCAAGATCGAGTTCTCCGTCCCGGAGCGAACCTTCAAGGCGCTCACGGATAAGAAGCTGATCGAGCAGCTGACCGAGGCCCGGACGGTTACCTACCCGGAACCCAAGGTTACCTTCGCTTAATTCTCCCCCAACCAAACCGACATATGATCCGCATCATCAAAGCGGACGACCGACTGAAGGCCGTCCCCAAGATCAACATCGCCCTGTTCGGCCCGTCCGGCGCCGGCAAGACCACCCAGGCTCGCACCTTGGACCCTAAGACCACGCTGTTCGTGGACCTGGAGGCCGGCACCCTGGCTATCCAAGATTGGTCCGGCGACGTCCTCGACGTCCGGGCTACCGCCCAATCCCTGGGCGCCCACCCATGGGAGATCGCCCGCGCGCTCGCCCTCTACATCGGCGGCCACGATCCGTCCGATCGCGACGGCGCCTACAGCAAGGCAGCCTATGACCAGGTATGCGCTCTGTTCGGCCCGCACATTGACCTGTCCAAGTATCAGACCGTCTTTGTGGACTCTATCACCGTCGCCTCGCGCGAGTGTTTCAAGTGGTCGCAGACCCAGCCGGAGTCCGTGTCTGAAAAGACCGGCAAGCCGGACAACCGCGCAGCCTATGGCACCCTTGGCCGGGAGATGATCCGCTGGCTGACCCATCTGCAGCATGCTCCCATGTCCATCGTCGTCGTCGGCATCCTCGACCAGGAGAAGGACGATCTCAACCGTATCACCTGGAGCCCGCAGATCGAGGGCAGCAAGACCGGCCGCGAGCTGCCGGGCATCTTCGACCAGGTGGTCACGATCCAGAACATGAAGGCCGAGGACGGCAGCATGTATCGCGCGTTCGTCTGCCAGCAGCAAAACCCCTGGGGTTACCCGGCTAAGGATCGCTCCGGCCGGCTTGAGCTCCTGGAGGCTCCCGACCTGGGCGCGCTCATCCGGAAGATCCGGGAAGGCAAGCGCCTGGACACCACGATCACCACCACTCTGCCCACTAAGCAGTCCTAACAACCAACCAAAAACCAAACATACATATGTTCGACCAAACCACCGGAGCCTCTGGCTCCTCCTCCAACCAGCTGATCCCTCACGGGACGCTCGCCTTCGCCGTGATCAAGGTGACCGGCGTCAAGGCCTCCAAGCGCACGGGCGGCGAATACGCCAACCTGGAGCTCACGATCAGCGAGGGTGAATACCAGCGCCGTAAGGTCTGGACCGTGATCATGAACCCCCAGGACTCCCGCAACATCGACGAGATCAAGCGCGCTGAGGGCAAGCCCGACGGCGCCAAGATGGGCCTCGTCGCGCTGACCCGGATCTTCGAGGCCGCCGGCGTTTTCACTAACGACCCGCGCAGCTACCAGAAGTTTAACGGCGCCACGTTCGTCGAGATCCTCCAGCATATCGAGGGCCTCACCGCCGGCATCAAGGTCAAGGTCGCCAAGGGTGGCGACGGCTACGACGACAAGAACGAGGTCGCGGAGTTCCTGTCCCCCAACCCGGCCTCCGGCGCGTCCCAGAATTGGAACAAGCTGACCGGTGGCAACGTCCAGGAGGCGCGCAAGAGCGCCTTCACCGCGCCCGTCCAGGCGCCGGCTCCGATCCAGGCGCCCGCCCAGGCTGCCAAGCCGAGCGCCAGCTCGACGCCGCCCTGGCTGAAGAAGGCCAACACCGACACCAACAACCCGTTCTGATCTAAAGGCCGGCCGGCGATCTTGACTGACTCCGAAAGAGGGTCAAAGCTTCGCCGGTCGGTTGATCTTTGAAGAAGGGGCGAGAGGGTAGCTGCTCAACGTGGCGTCGGTTCCATTCCGGCAGTAGCCTTCGTAGCGGTGATGTATCCTTGGTTGGCATACCTCTCACCGCCGCCCCCCAAACGTCTTACCGACATGCAATTACGCCCCCGCCAGCGCGACTTCGTCGCCCGCTGCCTCAAGGCCCTGGACAACGACGGCAACACGCTAGGCGTGGCGCCTACCGGGGCCGGCAAGACCGTCATGCTAAGCGCCGTCACCCGTGAGGTCGGCGGCCGCACCCTGGTGCTACAGCACCGCGACGAGCTAGTCGCGCAGAACCGCAACACGTTCAAGGCCGTCGCGCCTGGGATCTCGACGGATCTATACACCGCGGACCGGAAGCGCTGGTCCGACGGCGTCACCTTCGGCATGGTCCAGACCCTTAGCCGGCCGGACAACCTGGCTACCGTCCCGTTCCTCGATCTCCTGGTCATAGACGAGGCCCATCATGTGGCAGCCAATAGCTACAAGTCTGTGATCCAGGCTGCCCGGAACATCAACCCACGGCTCAAGGTGTTCGGCGTCACCGCCACCCCGCAGCGCGGGGACCGCCGCGGCCTGTCCGAGACGTTCAATAATGTCGCGGACATTATCTCCCTGTCTGAGCTGATCAGCACCGGCTTCCTCGTTAAGCCCCGGTTCTTCGTTATCGACTGCGACATTCGCGACGACCTGGCTAAGGTCAAGGTGACCACTAACGACTTCGACATGAACGAGGTCGCCGCGATCATGGACAAACAGGTCGTTACCAACCGGGTCCTGGACGAGTGGACCGCAAAGGCCGGCGGCCGCAAGACCGTCATGTTCTGCTCGACCGTTGCCCACGCGGAGCACGTCGCGGACTTCTTCAAGGCCACCGGCCACAAGGCCGACATTATCCACGGCGAGATGCCGGACGGCGAACGGCGCCGGGTCCTGCGCGCTTTCGACAAGGGCGAGATCCAGGTGCTCGTCAATGTGGCCGTCCTTACGGAAGGCTGGGATTGCCAGGACGTCAGCTGCGTCGTGCTGCTCCGGCCATGCAGCTACAAGAGCACCATGATCCAGATGATCGGGCGCGGGCTGCGCAAGGTGGACCCGGACCGTTACCCTGGCGTGATCAAGAGCGACTGTATTGTCCTGGACTTCGGCTACTCCATCCTGGCGCATGGATCTATCGACACGGACGTCTGCCTCACCCCGGAGCCAGGCAATAAGAAGTGCCCGGAGTGCAAGACCAAGCTACCGGCCGGCGCGCTGGAGTGTCCGGTATGCGGTTATGAATTCCCGATCGCGGCCGACGTAGAGGACGACGAGGACGAGCCGGACGTCGAGATCGACAAGATGAAGATGCCCTTGTCCCACTTCAACATGACCGAGGTTCACCTCATGGACATGTCCCCCTACCGGTGGCAGGACCTGTTCGACGGCGCCGTCGTCATGGCCAACGGGCTCACCGCCTGGGCTTGCCTGGTCAACTTTAACGACAAGTGGTATGTCTGCGGCCGCGCGGACGGCGCAGCCGCCCGGATGATCTACGCGACCGAGGACAAGGTCACCGCCCTGGCTTCCGCGGATGACTTCCTGCGCCAGGCCGGCGATAAGGACGCGTCCCGCAAGACCAAGCGCTGGCTGTCTGAGCCGGCGACCGACAAGCAGCTGCAGCTCCTGGATCTGACCGGTATGCAGTTCGGCATGACCAAGTATCTGGCCTCCTGCCTCATCACCTGGAAATTTAACGAGCGCGACATGAAGCGCCTACTCCTTCGCTAACATGTTCTCACAAGAAGCACCCGATCCCGTATCCCAGGCTGTCATAGCCGCGCTTGACCAGGCTATGCTGATCAAGCGGTCCCAGCAGACCCGGCGCCCATACCTGGGCGCGTCCATGTGGGGTGACCCATGTGAGCGCAAGCTAGGCTACATCTTCCACAATACCACGATCGACGAGGGCCGCGGCTTCAAGCCGGAGGTCCTGCGGATCTTCGACATGGGCCATGACGGCGAGGATCGGACCGCGGAATACCTACGCCTGGCCGGCTTTGAGCTGCTCACCCATAAGGAGGACGGCAGCCAATTCGGTTTCACCGCCGGCGACGGGAAGCTGAAGGGCCATATCGACGGCGTGATCATGTCCGGCCCGGAGATCCCAGGCCTGGTCTACCCGGTGCTCTGGGAGAACAAGGAGCTTAACGACAAGAGCTGGACCGACACCATGCGCAACGGCGTCAAGAAATCCAAGCCGGTCTATTACGCGCAGACCCAGACTTACATGGCCTACATGGAGCTGCCCAACGGCGCCTTGTTCACCACTAAAAACCGCAACACCGGCGCCGTCTACGTCGAGCTGCTGCCCTTCGATCCGCGCGCTGCCCAGGAGCTGAGCGACAAGGCTGTCCGGATCGTGCAGACCCAGGCGCCGGACGAGCTGCCCCGCTGCACCGGCGACCAGGCTGACTTCCGCTGCAAGTTCTGCGACTATCAGAAAACATGCTGGGCTGCCCCGGCCACCCCTTCTCCAACCATACCCAAACCATCATGGCTTCAAAAAAAGTAAAGAAACCCGTCGATCCGGACGTCGCACATGGCAAGGCCATGCGCAAGCTGGTCGATGACTTCGCGGACAACCTGGGCGACGACAAGATGCTCGTGGCCGACGGCTTCGACGCCGCGATCATAGGCATAACCGAGGCCTGTGAACCGGTCGTCGTCTACGATTGGGACAAGTGCGTCGAGCTCCTGCGCAAGGACATGCCGGAGGAGGACGCGATCGAACACATGAGCTTCAATGTGACCGGCGCCTACGTCGGCCCGCGCACCCCGCTGTTCATTCGGCTGCTCAATCCATGAAGATCAAGTTCAAGGGAGTCCATATGGCATACTACCGTATGGAGCGCCTTAAGGCCATGCGCCCGCTGATCCACCGGGCTAACGACGGCAAGCGCACGATCCCCCAGGCTGCCAAGTGGCTGGGCTGGTCTACCTCCTGCCTCCGTAATTGGATCAAGATCCTGGGGATCGGATGGAAGGCCCGGTATAAGCGCAACGGCTACGCGCTGGACAAGACCCGGTGGCTTGGGCACATACACAAGGCTCGCGCTGCCGGCAAGAGCCAGAGCCAGATCGCCGCCGAGCTCAACGTCGGCGTCTGGAACATCTCACGCTTCATCAAGGACAACGATCTCCGGATCCCTAGCCGCCGAAACAAACTGATCCCATGACACTCCAGGCCAACCAAACCGACATTATCAATCACCTCCACGTTATCTTCGGGATCATCCCGGATAGCGGATGGGTCAACCTCCGTGGCCTGGGAGAGAAGGGCACCGACAAGGAGGGGAAGTTCATGGAGGATAAGTTCATCGACCTGGCCATCGGCCAGCAGCCCCAGGCTCTGATCGACGAGGTCACGCGCAACGTCGAGCGATGGACCAACAACGGCATCGGCTGCTTTATCGTGCCGGCCATACTCTCAGCTCCCCAGGGCACGTCCAAGAACGTGCATAGCTTCCGGTCCATCGTCGTTGACCTAGACTCCGGTGACATAGACGCCAAGGTCGAATACCTTTGGCATGAGGTAGGCGAACCCACCGCGATCGTCTGCTCCGGCGGGGAGATCGACGGCATGCTCAAGCGCCACCTCTGGTGGACCCTAGCTGAGGAGACGCATGACGTGGCCGACGTCGTCAAGCTGCGCCACGAGCTTGCGCTCCGCGCCGGCGGGGATCTGCAGTTCGGCATGGGCACCGACGCCAACCCCTACGGCCGGGCCCATCAGCCGGTCCGCATCGCCGGCTCCATCCACAATAAGAACGGCCGGCCTAAGCCGGTTACCCTCAGCTTGACTGAGATGATCCATGACCTGGGCTCACTCCGGGCCGCGATCAACATGGCGCCCTACGCCTTCGGCGCCGCGCCGGCAGCCCTGGAGCTCCAGGCAGCTGCGCCCAAGGCAGCTAAGGACCCGATCGTGTTCACCGAACAGGTGTTTGAGGGAGGCATTGAGAAGAACCGCTGGGGTCAGTTCAACCGCGTGGCCGGCCATTATATCCGGTGCGCCCGGCGCGGAGAGATCAGCCTGGAGAAGGCCCAGGAGCTTACGGAGGGCTGGGTCCTTACCCAGATGCTGCCGCCCTGGCCGGCTGAGAAGATCCGCGCGGAGTTTACCGGGCTGCTCAACAAGGACACCGCGACCAACGGCCCCATGCTGCCGGCCAAGGAGGCCAAGCCTACTGACCTGGTGCTATCCGATTGGGAGGTCCACAAGTGGGCGCCGTTCGGTTCCACCGGCGTCCGCGAATTTCTGGTGGATAAGCTGATCTTCAATTCCCTGCTGCAGATGCTGGTCGCGGAGGGCGGCGCCGGTAAGAGCTACCTACTCCTGGACCTGGCGCTCAAGGTGTCAGCCTGGTCACCAGGCTCCGGCCTCACCTGGCTAGGCCAGGAGGTTAAGGACGGAGGCACCGTCGTCTACTTCACGACAGAGGACGACGTTAACGAGCTGAAGATCCGGCTTGGAGAGATCGACAAGGACAACCTCCGCGCGGTCGCCGGCAAGAAGCTGATCGTCGTGCCCCTGGCCCAGGCCGGCGGCGCCTTTCCCCTGGTTGAGTATGATCCTCAAACCCGTGAAGCCCGCGCTTCCCGGCGCTGGAAGCCGGCGCGCGACGCGCTCATGGCTATCCCGGATCTCCGGCTCTTTATCGTCGATACCCTTAACTCAGTCATGCACGGCGACGAGAACGCTGCCGTCGTAGCTAACGAATTCATCCGGGAGGTTAACGCCCTGGCGCACCCCATGAACATCCCGGTCGTCGCGTCGCACCACGTCCGCAAGGCCGGCGACGAGCCCATCCGCAACGTCGAGGACATGAAGGAAGCCGTCCGCGGCAGCTCAGCTCTGATCTCCGGCTTCCGCGCCGGCATCGGCATCTGGGCATGCGCCGACCAGGACCGGCGTCTGATCGCGATGGATCTACCCATCAAGAAGAAGGCCCTATGGAAGGCCGGCGTCATCAAGCAGAACAACCCGGAATACCTGGAGGGCGAGCTCACCCTATACCGGACGCCATGTGGCCTCCTGGAGAACGTCACCGCGCAGGATCCTTACGCGTCCGGCAACATGAACGAGCACAAGGCCTGGCTGCTTCTCGCGATCCAGGAGGCCGCCACCGCCGGCCACCCGTTCAGCAACGCGACTAAGAACGCCGGCTCCGGGCTGTATAAGCGCCGGCATGAGCTGCCGGCTATCTTCTCACGCACCGGACCTAATGAGATCGCGCGCATCGTTGAGGAGCTGCTGCTGTCGAAACAGATCACCAGCTGCGCGGCGCGCGGATCTAAGGAGAAGAAGTGGCTGGATCTGCCCACCGGGCAGTTCGCCCGCGATGAGGCCGGCGCTGAGCTTGAGTCCGGCGCCTTCACGCCGCCTAATTGGAACCTCTGGCGCTTCGACGACGAGCTCATGATTTGCACCCAAACCAAAAAACACACCAATGAATAACGACGAGATCACCGCACTAAACGATCACATGGTCCACGCCCTGGGCCGGATCAATCACCTGGAGCTCCAGGTCAACGGGCTGCTGGCGCAGCTGGCCAAGCTCCAGGTCCTGGTCACCCAGGCGCAGCAGCGCTCGCAGCGCTTCGCGGACGGTTCCCAGCTGATCGAAACGCCCCAGGGCTTCACGATCATCGACGAGCCGGCCCCGTATAACCGCGAAAACAAAGGGGATTTGGGCCAAAAGTAAGGCCCTAATCTTTTTTGATCTTTTTACGGTTTTGCGCTTGCACAAGTAACAGCCCACTAGCATAACTTGTCCTGTCAGTAGTAGATGCACGGCACCGGCCCCACAAGCGGGCAGTTCGCACGGCATCGAACGCGACCCGTTTTTTGAAAGTCCAACCATACCGAACGCCGGCATTAACCATGCCGGCAAACTTTGGAGATGGATCTTGTAGGCATCGGCTTAATCTTAGTCCTGGGAGTGATCCTGGGCGCCGACGCTAATGACGCTCATGTCATTCCTCTTGGTCTGTCTCCTTCACTTTCTGGCCCGCAAGGGCCCGCATCATGACAGGTATCACGCTCACTCTAGAGCGAGCGCCCGGCTTCGGCCAGGGCGGTCCTGTCAAGGTGCGTTACTTTCCGGACACAACCACCCGGAGAACAAACCGACATGCCAAGGAGGGATACGCCGGCTACCGTCAACCTGGACTCCAGGATCGGTAGTCGGCAACATGTCGGATCACTTTAGGTCGCGTAGCTCAGCTGGTTAGAGCACCGTATTGATAATGCGGGGGTCGGCGGTTCAAATCCGCCCGCGACCACCTTTAGGTCCTGTAGTTTAAATAAAACGAAACATTATGTAAGGTTTAAATCCCGGTGCAAATCCGGGCGGGACCACCCTTTATGGACGCGTAGCTCAGCTGGTTAGAGCACCCGGTTGATAACCGGGAGGTCGGCGGTTCAAACCCGCCCGCGTCCACGTTTCCACCCATGGATAACCAGAACCCGGTAGACTCCGGCAATCAGTCTGCGTCGTGCCACCGCGCTAAGCGTGGCTACAAGAAGCTCAACCTCAAGGTGTCCAACCACCTGGTAGGTGATCTCATCAAGGCCGGTGTCCTCGCGGTCAAGTATGCGGAAACGCATAACTCCGCGACGGGCTTCGGCAAGGTCGTCGCTAAGGATCTGCGCTCTGCGCTGCTCCGGCTGCTCGACGTCCGCGCGGAATACACCGTCAAAGGCCTGGAGGCTCGCAAGATCCTCGGCGCCGGCGACGACAAGTCCGGCTTGAAGAAGAAGAAGCTGCAGGCCCGGATCGATAAGCTCCAGGCTCAGCTGAAGAAGCTCAAGTAACCAACGGCCGGCCAGGCTAACAACCTGGTCGGCTTTCTCTTTCACCCAAACGAACATGAATGATAAACCAAACCTCTCCGGATGGAGCGTTGACCGCGTTAAGGTCAGTCGCATGGCTTCACATGAAACCCTGTGCTTCGGCGCCGTCGTCCTAAAGGACGGCGAACCGGTAGGCACGGCCTTCAACCATGGTCACGGCGGCCCGACGCACGTCACGATAAAGGAGGAATTCCTCCGCGTCATGACGGTGCCGGCCGGGCTCGCTGATCACGTCGATCGCCTGGTCGATGATCACGTCGCGCTCAAGGATCTCCAACGGACCCATAAGCGCTGGATGAAGGAGATCATGGTCAAGGGGCGCGTGTTCATCCTCAATCACGACGAGCTAAAGGCCTGGGAGGCCGGCACGGATCACCAGGAGTCTACCATGCCTCCTTTCCGCGCCTACTCCAACCTCCAGAACGTCAAGGTCCTGGGACCGGCCGGCGAGCACTTCACCTACGGGGAAGGATCCGCTAAGGCCCTCTGGGACATGATGGTCCAATGCCACTACAAGTGGAAGGCCCTGGACGACGCCCGGACCGACGCCATGCTCAAGGCATACGAGGAGAAGCTTAAGGCGCGTCAATACGACTGCCCGCCGGCTTCCCCGCAGATGCCCGACGGTTACTGATCACACAGGCCGGACTCTAACAAGGGTCCGGCCTTTTTGGTGCCTATGAGTAACATCCAACCCGGCTGGACCGCGAGCGAGCTCGCTAGTCTGGTCAACCAACAGACGCACGGCTGTATCCGTGCAAGCGAACGGCTGGTTCGCTACTATACCAGCCAACGCCTCCTAGACCGGCCGGCGCGATCCGACAACGACGGGCGCCGCGCGATCTACGGAGAACGCCAGCTTGCGCAGCTGAAGCTCGCCATGGCCCTAAGCCATCGCGGCATCGGCCTGGACAAGGTCCGCGCGATCG